GGCTCTAGAGCCACTAGTTTTTGGTCAATAATAACAACGGGCTTATCTTTATTAGCCTCGACAAAAGCGTCTATCTCTTCTTGGGTCGTCCTACCCACGCAATTGCTCTCTAATCTTTTTGAGTTCCGCACGCTGCCCGTTCTTTACCATATCGGTGATGATGTTCTTTTCTTCCGGTGTCCAGAAGCTACCTGGCTTAGATAGTATTGCTTGCACTTGTTCGCTAAGCATCTTCTTTCGCCCTCAACAATTCAACCAGAGAGGCGAACGGCGTGTTGAGTGGTTTTTCCTTAACGGGGAATGTCACAACGTTATCCATGCCAGATATATTATATTATTGTTTTGTAGTTTGTCAATCGAGCATCCCGTTTTGCATGAGGAATTCAGCGCCTTTAGCTTTGTTGTTGCCGTTTTTGAACAGGATTTGCAGCACTCTATGAGGTTCAGCGATATCTTTGGTGCTGTCTATAAATTCCTGAATATGCCCATGTGTGGCGTATCCGTAGGCATAGGCTGTGGGGCATTGAATGATTTTCATGGCTCCACCACCCTGAGGCCCTCCCGCCTGACATCGGCCTCGTATTCTGACAAACAGAGCTGAAACCGCATGAACCAAGCGAAGTTTTCGATTGATCGTTCGTATGCCTCGCCTATGCCGTGCTTAGCCATCAACAGGGCTTTTGGCGGGTATTTGAGGCGTTTGTTAAGCTCGATGACCTCAAGCCATGCGGGGTGTGGTTCGTCGTCGTTTGCGATGTACAGGATGTCGTCGGTCATGAGTTTAGAACCTTGATCAAAGTTTGCCTGTCGAAGTGTACCATACCCCCATCACGGATGGATATAGCCCCTTTGCCCCATAGATCGTTCAGTATGCGTTTATACGAGGTGCCCGCTGGTGAGGTACGGTCGAACATATCCTTCATCAGGACCGATCCTCGTGGAAATGCGCATAGGTATATCAGGCGGAGCATTGATCGTTCTTCTGGGGCAAGGTTCATAAATCAGATTCTATATCGTTTAGTGCTTTTTTCAAATAAGCAGGGGGTATGCTTTCCCCTTGCTCCCAGTTCTCAAGATTTCTTAACGAGATTTGCAATTTGTTTGCAAGTAGCTTTTGTGTCAGCCCGTGCTTAATACGGAACTGTTTTAGATAATTTGGCCAATCTCTGATCTTGTTACGATTTGGATGGTTTTTCATAAATTAATACCGCGCCATATTCTCGCCATGCGTTTCCGCCCTTAACCCGACTTTCCTTGCCTGCCTGGCCTATGCTCGCCGCGCCCTTACTTGACTTGCCTGGACATGCGTAGCCTGCCTTGCCCGACCGTGACAATCCGCGACTCGCCGCGACTCGTCCCGTCTCGCCTGCCTAGCATCGCCCAGTCACACCTTGACGTGTCCGGACTAGCCTGCCGTTAAGCAACTTTGCTTTCTGCGGCTGAAGGCATAACACCATCAATCGCATCAAGAATAATACCAATTTCTGCTATGTCTTTCAATCTGTTATATTTACGCTGGAAAGTTTGCAGATCCTTTAGAGCATCAGAAAGCATTTTATCTTTCAGAATTTCATCACTGAGAACTTCCGCTAATGCCCTGTAACCACCATTTTCATCACGCTCGTCTGTCAAGCTGACATAAGCCCGGACGCTTTCTTGATTATCAGGATTGACGATAACAGCAACCCGGATAATAGCCCTTGCTTGAGCTAGGCGGTATTTTTCAGCCGCAGCGCCGTCGTCCCACTCAAACTGAGTGTGCAAAGCCGTATCAGGGTTCCTTGCAAATTCAACAACCTCTTGCGGACGCAGGAAGCCGTTGTTTTGTTTACACAATATTTCAAGTTCTTCTTTGATACTCATAGTTTTCTCCTTCTGTTAAAAACAAATTAACCGCGCCTATTCGCTCCATGACGTGCCTTGCGTCGACTCACCATGACAGGACACTCCTGCCATACCAACCGGGCCAGACGACTACACGCCGGGACCAGACGGACCTTACCTGCCAGGTCATTCCTAGCCCCGCCGCTGCTGGACTAGACTTGGCTGCCGAGACAAACATACCAGACCGATACGGGTCACCCGTAACAAGCCTGCCTTACCGTGCCTAGCCGCGCCCAGCCTTGCAACTACGAGCGGCGACCAGTCACGTAAACTTTATTTACCTTCATCAAGCTTGAAGCAGCCCCAACCAAGGCCTGCGCTCATTCTTGAGTCATTGCGGCCTTCACCGATGCCGACTTGCTGGCCGACACGTGAGAGAAGGTTTGAAACATCTTGTAGGGAAAACTGGTCTTCATCGTATTTCACACGAAGTTTAATCGACCACTCTTTCCACATCGGGCGGCATCTGATATCCGCAACCCCTGTTGCATTTCTGACAGCCATCGTATTAGGCTCCGGCGTTCCTTCAATTTTAACCAGAGGCACCCCGTCCACCTTGTCGAAACCATCAGCCTCGATAAAAACAGAAAGCTTGGCAAGGGTCATTTTAAAACCAACAAGCCTGCAAGCGGAAATCATACCAGCCCTAAAAGCTCCAGCAGGAACGCCGTTCCAGCCTTCCGTTGAAATATGCTGCGCCTGAATGAAGTCATCATTGAAATCTCTCGCCTCACGGACCTTCTTCCCCTTGGATTGAGACCCGGCCTTCATTTTGTCCATCATTGCATTCATGGATTTTTGCGAAAATCGAAGCTGAACAAAAGGCGTCACACCGATCAGCTTGAATTCTGCCGTGCGAAGTTTGGGCGCGGCGATCTGTACGGTTTGCTTTGGTAGTGATGATACGTTTGATTTAGACATTGTATTTCCTCAATCCCCTGAAAATCTGCGAGGAGCCAGAACTATTAAAACTATGTTTATACCTATAATGGGTACGTGTCAACATCCTTTTTCAACTCTTGCCGCCTTTTCTCATTTGAAATCTTTCAGCGTCCAAGGCGGTACAAAGCCCGGGCGAAGTTTGTAATATTCGCCCTGCTTGAAAATATTACTTGATAGCACGTCATGCTCGTCAAGGTAGGCAAGGTAGGTTTGCCAGTTTCCGTCCCATTGGTCGAACCTCTTCAACCCGCCTGTGTTTATCTGCTCGTCTTTGAACTTTGCCATTTTACCGTGTTCCTTATCCATGTTCTAAATTTTAAATCCCAGTCCAACGCAGTGGAGCCTTTTCCGGTGGCCGTTCGGTAGTGGTCTGTGAATTGCTCGATCTCGTGAAGAACCTCCGGCCTGCTCAAGCCCTGTGTCATGGCCCACTTTCCCAAATCAGAGCTGCAATCCCAATCGTCTGGTATTCTACAGCCCCTTTTGGAAACTTTGGTTGCGCCCCCTGTAAGGGGGACTATAGGGGTTATATGTCCTGTCCTGTCCTGTCCTGTGCTATCGTTTGGCTTAAGGGTACCCATTGGGGTGGCTATAGGGTGGCCATCGGTTTCATTGATTTCATTGACTTTATTCCATCTCTTCTTTGCGCCGTTTTTTCCGCTCTCCGACAAGCTTTTGCGTCTTTCGTCCTGTTGAGCGAGAACAATTTCGCATCTGTGGAGGTACAAAAGCCCATCTTTAGCTTTAAAAAAAGGTCTAATTAATGGCGAGGCTATAGCCACCCAATTGGCCTCGCTATCGCCAACGATCCGAGCAAGCGCCGCGTCATTGTCTGGCAACGCACATCGGGTTTTCATGTAGTGGTCTATAAGACGGCGGTAGCACCCGTCCTGATAAGGATTGAGGTGCATTGTGTCAGATTCATAGATTTGGAAATACCAAGGGTACCAATCCATCAAAAACCACCCCCAAAGTTTAACTTTGCATATTCTCCGTATTGCTTAAGGGCGTATTCGTCGTATTTTTTAGCGGCCTCAATTTCAGTTTCATAATATCCAATGCTGCCTGCTCCTAAAATTTGGGCTCTCCATTTATTGCTTCTTTTACATAGACTAACCCCCTTGTAAGAGCTTGTTTTCCCCTTTATAGCAATTCTGTTACAATTATTTTGGGATACGGTGCAGCTTCTTAAATTACACCTGCGGTTATCAAGCCTATCGCCGTTAATATGGTCTGTGACCATGCCATCTGGGGTGTTATTAATGACCCGGTGCATTATTATATGCTCGGTGTAAGTTCCGCGCCCCATTTTCTCCCTATGAGTCCTTACTACATACCCCTTGGCATTAGAGGTCCACTTCCATTGTGACAGAAATTCGTAGTCCTCATCGTCTACGAGACAAAAAAGTCCTTTATTTATTGGTATTTTTTTCATGTATTTCCCCAGTAGAAGAATGACTGGCCTTTGTCTCACTGGGGAGAGAGACAGAAGCTTGCGAGGGCAAAGCCCTACCAGCCGATAAAATATAACGGAACCTTTTCCAACCCTCAAGCGTTTTTGCAAGTTTTGCACAAAAATTATCGGCCCGTTGTTTTGTAGTCGATAACCCTCTGAACATACGACGGAGCGCAGTTGAGAAAATCAGCGATGTACACCGCTGGCAAATGTGAAAGGCCCAAGATCAACCCGTTCCTTTGAGCTATCGTTATAATATCGTTTTTCCCTGATCGGACCCGCTTGATCTTTTTGGCGTTCTTTTGTGCAAATTCTTTCATTTTGGTTAACCTGTTTTTCTTGTTGACATGCGTATAAAATATATGCGATAAAATTGAAAGTCAATTAATTTAATGGGTTTCAATATGAAGAAAATACACCTACAAATACCCCTTGAAGGCGCACTTGCCGAGAATTTCGAGGGTCTTTTTTTAAAGACTGGCATGAAAAGTCAAGCTGATTATGTCCGTCTACTGATTAGCGAAGAACACATGAGGCAAGCAAAGGAGACATGATGGAAAAGGAATGGTTTTTAATCAAAGACATCTTAATGGAAACGGTCGAGCATTTGCAGGAAGTTTCGCCAAAACGGACACTTACAGCAAGACGCCACATAATGACTGGCATTCTTAAGATTGAACAGCATCTAGCGGCGCATTGAGGGGAAAATGATTAATATATTGAGCAAAATACAGCGTGAACTTCGCGTCCCCAAGGGGCAGATGAATGAGTTTGGCGGCTACAAATATCGCTCATGTGAGGATATTCTTGAAGCTGTGAAGCCCTTGCTTCCAGAGGGCGTGGTCTTATTGCTATCAGATGATATAGTCCAGACTGGGGATAGGTACTATGTGAAGGCCACGGCTACGCTATTAGACGGCAAGGGCAAGCTTGAGGTTTCGGCCTTTGCGCGTGAGGCTCTGGACAAGAAAAAATCGGATGATGCCCAAATCACAGGCGCAACGTCCAGCTATGCCCGAAAATATGCGCTGAATGGCCTGTTCTGCATTGACGATACCAAAGACGCAGATGCGACAAACGACCATGACAAGGCATCCAAGGGCAATTTCAACCCGATTGATAAATCCACCAAGGCAATCCACAAGGAATGGAAAGACGCCATGGAACTTATTAATAACGCCGAAGACCCGGAAAGCGTTAAGGCGGTTGGCAGATACCAATGGAAACGGCTTAAGGAATTGGGGGCAACACAGGGCGAGCTTGATCTGATTCAGCAGCAAACCGAAAACCGATCTACAGAATTAAGCAACCGTGAATTAGACAGATCAGCAATGGAGAGAATGTAATGTCAGGATACCAGCAAAAAGAAGGCGATATCGTCGTCTATAAGGTTAAGGAAAAGCGCACAGAAAAAGGGCCTGACTGGACAGGAAAAGCCCTGATTAACGGCGAAGAAAAGGACGTAGCTTTTTGGATTAAAGGAACATCCGGCACCATGCTGGCTGGGTCGATTAAGCCTAAGTTCAAGCCTAACTTTGACGAGGCGCGGCAGGCCGTAAAAGGAACGCCAAACATCCCAGTGGATTTTTCAGATGATAGTATACCATTCTGAGTTGACATCCATTCTTAATTAATTCAATATTAAGCCATGAAGATTTGTAAAAATTGCAATCAAGCAAAGGAAGTTTCTGATTTTTATAACCACGCTGGCTATGTGGCTGGCAAATGCAAAGAATGTGCGAAGGCAAGAGAAAGGGCGAGAAGGCAAGAGAAAATAGAAGAAATCAGGGCTTATGACCGACTGAGGGGGCAGTTTGAACACCGCAAAGAAGCCAACAGAAAAAGATACCATCTAAAAATATCGACCCCAGAAGGCCGCAGAAAAGAATGGGACTATAAAATAAAGCACGGGAAAAAGACACAGCGGGAAAGGGCTGCACGTAACATGCTTTCCAACGCCCTGAGGGACGGGAAAATATTCCGTCCGGGGAATTGCGAGAGATGCAAAATACAATGTACGCCGCATGGTCACCATGAAGATTACTTTAAACCTCTAGAGGTTTTATGGCTTTGCGTTAAATGTCATGGGTTAAGGCACAGAGAAATTAACGAGGAGCGCCGAAAGGCTGGGCAGTAAATGGTAAACGACGAACAAGCAGAACGGGCGGCGGATTACATAAGAGACAATGCAAAGGCATTCGCTACGGCAAAAGCTCACCGTGTTTACTGTGAAGAATACCGCAAGTCACTGAAGGCCATTCTGTTCAACAACTACGAAGGCGCGGCGGCTGTCAGAGAGCAGTTGGCTTACGCAGATGATAGATACACAGCCCACTTGGAAGAAATCCGTCAAGCTGTTCTGGAAGAGGAAACCATACGCGGCCTAATCAAGGCTGCTGAGCAAAAAATCGAGGTATGGCGCTCGCAGTCTGCAAACCTGCGGGGCAGAATTTGAACCTGAAGAAACCAAAGCCCACGAAAGCAGAGCTAAGGCAACACGCGGAATGGTTAATCAGTTTAGGATTATGTATGGCAAAGGGAATGCACAACATCAAATGCAGCGCAGAGATTCAGTCATGCCATATAAGAAAAGGTCATAATGCAATGGGGACAAAGCCCATAGAACAAGTGCCGATGTGTTACGCGCATCATCATTATCAGCATTCCATTGGGGAGCCTAAATTCTGGGGTGACTTGATAGACGATGCAAAGCAGGCCGCATTGGATTTATGGATTAACACAGGAAACACTAAATACGCCATTGAACTAATTTACCAATGGTTAACCAATACCCCCGCTGTCGTTCCCCACAAGTAATGGCGGGGCGGGGATCGCGTTTACCTCCCAAGGGTTGCGCGGTCCCCAATCTTTTAAGGATGGAAAATGACCAAGAAATTCCACGCACTCGGTCGTCTTAAGACAGGCCAGATGAACAAGACGGAAGGGTTATATGATTGCAGCCTCAGAAGCCGTCAGATCGCGGGGGAAATTCTCTGGTACAAGTTCGAGGGTATAAAATTCCGCCTTGCCGACAACACTTTTTATACGCCTGATTTTATCGTCATGCTGGCAAACGGGGAGATGGAGGCCCACGAAGTTAAGGGCTTCTGGCAAGATGACGCACGGGCAAAGATCAAGATTGCGGCCGATATGTACCCGTTTAGATTTATAGCTATTAGGGCAGAAGCCAAGAAGCGCGGCGGCGGTTGGGCAATAGAGGAATTCTGATAAAAAAGAACCCGGGATTTTTAGCCCCCGGGCCTAGTTTGTGAACAAGCTCCCTCAAGAAGCCGAACATCTTTATTGTGCCATATATTAGTTAAATATTCATTAAAAAAATAATTGAAAATATCTCTTGTTAATTTCTTTTATCATGGTATAGTGACTATAGTTTTAAACAAAAGGGGAATGACAATGCTTAAACATATCAAACAAATGACCGCGTATGAATTGCTACTGACTGCGGTTTCTGTTGCGTTAACTCTTGCCTGCTTTATCGCCTTTTTCTGGGCGGCGGCTGCGCTTGAATTTGTGTTGAGAGGTTAGGATGACACATTCTCCGGGGCCTTGGGCCTGTGACTTCCCTTCAGTAGAAGACGCAACCATTTACGGAGTGCGCCCGGGAAGGCTGAGCACTCATTGCATAGCAACGATACACAGCCACCACACAGGAGCCTCAGAAATGGAAGCAAATGCCCATCTTATAGCCGCCGCGCCGGAATTACTTCGCGCCCTCGAATTGATTGTCAACTCTGACATGGCAATGCGCGAAGAGGATGAAGGCGAAATATCAACCGAACTTTCCCATGCCCGCGCAGCCATAGCCAAAGCAGAAGGAAAATAACATGGACCACATTGAAACATTAGTTGCAAGAATTTACAGCGCGGAAACACCGCAGGAATCAGCGGATATCAGCAACGCTCTTGACAAAGCCGCTCAGGAAATCCGCAAGCTGCGGCTTGAATGCCCGTATGCAGAACTGCACGACCATTTACTGTACTGGGAAGATTACGCAAACAAGATGTCAGGCGAGGCCGCGAGCTTTGTTGACACTCTCGAACAAGAGGAAGCTGAGATTGCAAAGTACGGATCGTATCAACAGCAAAACAGCTACAGGAGCCTATGATGAAATTTGCTTACACCATTAACGGCTACCAGCCTGTGACGTGTACGATTATAAGCCCGGTTCCGTTGTTTTATGAAACTGAGGATTCGTATTGGCGGAGATATTACGAGGAATAACCTATGGAACGGCTCTTGGCGTGTAAGGCTAGTATTGTTGTGACCGTTAAATCGGCACTGACAGAACGGGATAAACGCCTTGGGTCGTTCCACCAGATTAAAGGAGATAGAGGAATGACCCCACACGCCCGCGCCGAACAAATAGAACTCCTGTACGCAATGGGCTTTGACAAGACCGCATTTTACTATGAGGTGCTATTGCTAAGGGATATGGGCATAGAAGAGGCTGAAGTTCACAAAATATCACGTATCGGAATACACAAGGGAAATATATGAAACTGACAAAAGAAAAGCTGGTTAAATACTGCACGACGATTTATGGGGCGCAATGGCAGACACCTTTTGCAAAGGATATTGGTTATAGCAATGTGACAGTTAGCCGCTGGGCGACAGGGGAAACTAAAACCATCCCGGCTGAGCGCATTGTGCCGGAGCTTATAAGGCTTGCAAGGTATTACGGCGCACGAAAAGACGCGCTGGCAAATATGCTTGAGGATATTTACAAAGATTAGGCTTGTTTATTTTTTTTAACATAGTATATTCAGTTTAACAAAAGTGGAATCGCAATGAGCAGCGAAAACATAGAATGCAGTATGAAAATCGGAGACATAGTAAAATTAAAAAGCGGGTCTCCTGATATGACAGTTTGTTGCTATACATACGAAAAGCTTGTGCCGTGCAGATGGTTTGACGGCGGTGAATTAAAGACTGCATCATTCTTGATTGATACATTGGAGAAAGTATTATGACCGCCGCGCTGATTTTCTTGCAAGCATCTGGGTAAAATGATTTTTATAAAGATTAGGGGAATGACAATGAAATACACAATGAAAGACTACATGCTTATGCTATTTATGGCCTTAGCTATGTTTCTCAGCGGTTATGTTTATGCGAACTATGGCACGGTTAATCATCTGGCGATGAGGATTGAGGAATGAGCAGTGACGATTGCAATGCAGGAATTGGGGTGGGCTTGATGTTGGCGCTTCTTATTATGTTTATTCTTTACCACGGCGGAGAAGGTGCCTGCCAGTATGAACATGATGTGGCGGATTGCACCTTGAAAGAAGAGATATTTGAACCAGTAAAGACAACAGGAGTGCGGGAATGAGCTTATTTTATATCGTCATGGCATGGAGAATATGGATTGTTGTGGCCGCCGTATTGTTCCTAAACCCACTGGCCTCTTTTGCATTCGGACCTAGCAAGACAAGCTTTTGCAATCTGCTTAAGTCTCTGCCGTTCATATTGATCTGGCCATTGGCAGTTTTTGCGCCCGCTGGCCGCGCCGTTCTTTTTAAACGTTTTCAACAACTCTAAAGGAAAAACACAATGAAAAAACTTCTCACTTTATTTCTTGTAATCCCCATGCTGGCCACTTCGGCTTGCGGCATTGAAATTGTAGACGCAGGCGAAACGGGGGTTAAAAAGACGCTGGGCAAGGTAGATATTGATAACACATACCCGCCCGGTTTTTACATTGTAAACCCGCTGACTACAAACATCATAATGATGAACAATCAGGTTCAGAGACTAGAAGACACCACGCCAGTTTATACTAAAGATGTCCAACAAGCGGGCGTTACATGGGTATTGAATTACAACCTACAGTCTGCCGCCAGCGCAAAAATCTATGTTCAGGTCGGTTGGGATTGGGAACAAAAGCTTATTCCGCAAGTCATTAACGCAAGCATCAAGAACGTAATAGGCAAATGGAATGCTATTGAGATTGTGGCAAACCGCGACAAGGCTAGTATGGATATTGAACAATCAATCCGCGAGGCTCTTGCTGATAGGGGGATTACCGTTTCCAAGCTTGAGCTTACAAATATGGATTTTGCTGATGAGTTTGAACATGCTGTAGAGGCCAAGGTTGTCGCTGTCCAGAGGGCTGAGGAAGCTAAAAATACAACCGTCCGCGTTCAAGAAGAGGCGAACCAGCGTATTATTGCTGCCGAGGCAGATGCGAAGGCCATGCAAATCAAAACAGCGGCCTTGAAGGAAAGCCAGTCTCTTGTCTTATATGAAGCTGTGCAAAAGTGGAACGGTATTCTTCCACAAATCATCACAGGCGAAGGCGGCACGTTGCTGAATATTCCTGAAGGTGCTTTGAAGGTATCACCATGAACACCCTCCGCACCCTGATTGAGAAAGTACAGCAAGCCAGATGGGTTGTCGAAATGTGCCACAATCCGCGCAAGGCATGGGTTCGTGATGGACGCAAAAACCGCCTGTCTGTTCTGACTTCATACGGCTCATGCGAAAGAATTGTCAGCGCTCACAACAAAGAGATTGTGTATATCGAAAGCCAGATCGCCCCCGCTATAGAAGCCATGCTGGCAGAGAATGAGCGATTGAGGGGGGCTTTGGAAGAGTGCGAGGAATATTTCGATCAGCGCGCCGATGCTGATTATCAGGACGATCAACTCTGTCCGTATGTCGGAAACCCTGAAATGACAATGCTTGTCGCTGTCAGATCAGCCCTACAGCCACACAAGGAGGGGTAGATGGCACACATTGATAGAATATGGGTTCACAGCCCCTTCAAAGGCATCAATAAAATATCTGTCTATATAAAGTTCTCTATGGGGGCTGAACAAGCGGTGGCTGTAGAAATACCGCAAGATTTTTATGATTGCCTTTTGCGAATGGCTCAATCCGCTGCCGATTTACATGAACAGAAAATGCGGGCCGAGATATTAGCAGCATCCGCACTCGCCGCCCCCACAACGCAAGGAGAGAGCCAATGACACCTGAGCAAAAAATCACAGGACAGGCATATTCAGCTAGAGCAATGGCTGCAATAAATGATCCCGAGAAGTTTGACGCGATCATGGCTGAGTTTGAGCAATGGAAGGAAAGAGAAGGAATTCAATGACCGACACTATGCCTGATGAGATTTATGTGACACCGCGTGGAAGCGGTACTTGCTCTGGTATCTATGTAGACATCCCGCTAGGCGATGAGCCGCGTGGTGAGCATAAGTATGTCCGAGCCGACCGCCCCTCTATAGCTGCGGAGTTGGTGGAGGCGTTGAAGATGGCCCTGCATGAAATAGACAACGCGCCACACGAGGCATTCAAAAATATCACTGTTGAGGACGAGGGCATAATTATAGACGGCAAGGAATTAGTGCCAATCCTAGAAGCAGCTCGTCTTTTCCTCGCCGCGCAAGGCCTCATCGCCAGAGGGAGGGAGTAGATGATTATAGACCTGCCGAAAGTATGCAGAAAACATGACATCAACATGTCAATGACCAGCGAAGGCAACGACATGATCACATGGATTTGCTCTGAGTGTTATAAAGAATGGAAGCCTATCGATAGCTTTCCGACCGATGGGCGCTGGTATCAGGTATCAAACGGAAAAACTGTTGATATGGCCTATTGGAGAAATGCCAGAATTTGCGGAATGAGATTGATCAGCAATCCTCGCCACTGGAAACATCTACCGCCAGCAACAGCAGAGGAGCGGGATTAGTGAACAGCCAACCCCCCGACCACTATACACAACCAGATTTGTATATAGCGGACTATGCGCAAACGAAAAGTACAAATGAAAAAACTACTAAGATTGTATCGGTCATAATGCTATTCCTTTAAACGTCATTGCACAAAGCAGAAAATGCCGCGTTGTGGCGTCTTATTTCTCGGACTGTCGGCTTGCTATCGAACTGAGCGCTAAAGCTTATAGGCTTAAACGCTATACAGGAAACGTCAGGGGCGGTTGTCACGATTGAAGATGTCTGACACGATGTCATCATCATCGTCGCTAACGCCATTCCTAGCATCTTGAGCCGCTTTGATACTGTTAAGCGCTTCTGCATTATTCCTCGCTATAGCCTTATATTCGCCAGCCTCTAGTAACTGTTTATCATGGGCATACTTAGCGAACCAATCCGCCATAGATAGCAGAGCCTTGATAATAGTTAAGGCATTAATCATTTACTCGTTGCCGTAATTGCCCAACTTGCCTTTAAGGCTTGAGCTGTCATAAGGCTGGCGTTCATCCCATGCGGCTACAAGCGCAGGCTTTAGGCCCTTGGCTGCAACGGCATCGGCACCGCCTTCAATAACACCGGGGCCGGCGAATAAAATCCATAATGCTAATACTGGAAATGGTCCCATAATATCTCCTATTCTGTTTCGTGTTCTACGGCTTCTCTAATTTCTGCTTTAGGTGTTTCGTTAATCAGCTCAACAGCCGCAGCAATGGAACGATCCTTGTCAAGTGCTTGGCCTACGGCATCACCGATATCCGTGGCGCTGCCTGTGTAGAGAGCAATAAGCGCAATCAGAATGCGAACCACGAAACTCGTAATGCTGGTGCCGATTAGTTTGCCTAAGCTGTCCGTAAGAAATGCTTTAATTTTGTCCATTAGTATCTCCTTTTATAATCTCAATTGCCTTGATAAAATCTTTCACCCTAACAGGGGTTTGGCGCATCCATAAGCTACGGCGTAAATTCTCTATAACCTCGTCGTATTTGCCTTCTTTAAGAAGCTCATACGAATTCTTAAACTTAACAGAAAAGTCGCCTAATTGGAAATTTGCAGATATTAAAGCCGCCAGAAACTCAGGGGTTTTGATCCCTATATATTCCATTTGTCTAATGGACTTGGCCAGCGCCTTGGCCGTGTCCTTCTGGAATAGCTCTTCAACCCGTTCTTTAGATATTTGCTCATCGTTCTTGATATTGTCTTCAGGCAGGATTAAATGGCCTATGCCTATCGTGAGTTTGCCCACGGTGTCTAGATACGGCCTGCGCCTGTAGCCCTCACGCTCTATTGCGTGTCTGCGCCATATATCCAGAGCTTTCCTGATGGTGTCCTTCAATGCCCACCTATCATACTAGCAAGGGCAGATATCGTTTTACCAAGTGAATACCCCCCAGCGGTTCCGGCGGCTCCACCGCCAATTATCAGCCATTTTGCTTTTTTTTTAGCCTCGACCCAGTCGTTTGAGTTTGCGACTGCTTTATCCAGAGGCTCAACGATACTATCAAGCCGCTCATGGGCTTTGTCTGCCTTGCGATCCGTAACACCCCAGCTTGCCATTCCGTTTTCCATGGTTCTGCTTAAAACAGCCAGTTCTTTCGTAATGCTCTTTTCCATACTGACAAGGGCGGTTTCAAGTGAGCCGATCTTGTGCGATACCTCGTCAATGTCTTTTGCCATGTTTCCCTCCCCTAGTTAAGTTTCTTTTAATCTTTTTGGTCTGTATTGTGCGACTTAATTTTTTCATTAAAAAACTGAACCAGCCCAGCCACTTCCTTAAATTTCAATTCATAAAGCGTGTTGAGAACGGCTTGCAATTCGTCTTTGGTAATCTCAATCATTTATGCCTCTTTTATAGTATTTACGAAATCATTTTCTATATTATCTGGAATTTCTATATTAAATTCTTTGATAGACTTAAGCTGCTCATACAAAAAGCCGCCACTGGAAAAATCATCCCACCATTTATTAAAATCCTCACCTTGGTATCTAATAACGTGCTGCTTTCTTGTATTCTTGCCGTTTTCGTCAAAAACATCAAACACAACCTCGGACCACAATTGGCGTTCGCGGGGTGAGTTTTCGACTGTAATTTGCAAGTGGCTGAATTTGATCGTTTGCTGGTTTGCAACTGTCAGCGGTTCTTCTAATGTAAGCGGCATATTGTCTCCTTGTGTTTATGGCGTACAATCCACGCCTGTGTCTGTTTCCATCTGCGCGAATACCGTGGCCATCATGGTGTTGTCGGCGTACTCGTCTATACCCAAAGCGGCTGCGTAAACCTCTGTTCCTGAAAGCATATAATCAGTCCCCGGTCTGCGTCCTATTTGGAAAACAGCGGTTGCGTCTGTTGTCGTGTCGCTATAGTTATGCGCCACCGTCGCTCCAGTAGTTGAGCCTATCCAGAACCGTGAATTATTCCCGGTGCTATCGTGCGAGAAACCTACGCATATAACTGTTTCGTCTGTGCCTGTGGCTGTGCTAGTAGCTGTAACACTGGCAGAGCCTCTTTGGTCTGCTCTCAAGGTTTCCGCGCCCCTAAAATATAGAGAAAGTCCGATATTAGAAGTCCCTGATGCCGTAGTGAATATGCCCTTATTCACCGCCCCGTTCGTCTGGTATTTCATCATAATGGCGAACCAGTGGTTTTTGCCAGAAGTCTCGTGCATCTCGGCAACGTCTGTCGGGTTCGATGATAGCGAGAAGTAATCATCAGTTCCGTCCATGGTAAACTTGCCCGATCCGAATGTGGGCGAGCCATTAACGGTCAGATCATAGGCGGTGTCGCCCTCTTCGTTTACCCATGCGCCGGATGTGTAGTTTGCGCCCAGCCAGTAAGCCACGGCTGACGTAGGCATACCAGTGTCTCCGCCAGGCGGAGCGAGTGTCTGCCCGGAAATAATCCCATGCGTCGAAACAGTAAAGCCGCAGATAAAAATGGCCGAGGCGAGAACCGTTAAAAGTCTCATTACGGCACCTCCTCAAGATCGCCAGCAAGCTCCCATGCGTCAGTGCCAACCTTAATCAGCGAAGCCGTAGAGTGCTGAGCGCGGAGCTTCAGGGTTTCCGGGCTGGTGATGGTGACACCGCCCGTTGCGACTACGGTAGTCTGTCCTGCTCCCACCTGACGGATGAGAATTTGCGTTCCGGTCGGGAAAGCCACAGAAGAGTTGAGCGGCACGGTCAGATCGTTGGCGCTGCCCACGTTCATGCGGACGTATTTCGCGGCGTCCGTGAGAACGAGGGTGTAACTCGCGGTTTCTGTTCGGATTGTCATGGCCTTATCGACCTTGTCACCATGCGCTGTCATCGATGGGTAATCGGTTCCTGCCTCAAGGTTCAGTGCTGCCTTTAGGTTGGCCTCGCTCGTCTCATCAAGATACGCCATAGAATACTGGCTTATTGCGGTATTGTTTGCGCCAGACGACGGAACCATGGGGATACTCTGCCATGCGGAACCATTGCAGACAGTGAGCGCGTTTTCAGAGGTGTTGTATTGAACTAGACCGTCAGAGGTACTGTTGCATGTCAGGGTTGTTACGTTGGTTTCAGTATCACCACCAAGGCGGGTATAAAGCCCGTTACCTATCCAGACTGTGTTAGTCGTTCCAACAATTTCGGTGCTGCTTACGTTGGAATTACCAAGACCGATTGATCCGTCCATGCTGTTATCGATATTCGTACCGAATGCACCGCAGTTATCACAGCCCGTTGAAGATTCAAGGGTATGCCCCACAAACGTAGCGTGTCCTACAGGTGCGGTATCCAGAACATTGTCGTTGCCAATGACAACTGATTTCTCCTCAGGAGACGCACCGAAGCAGTCTAGTCGGTTCGAATCTCCGATGGCTACGCCGTTGGTGCAGTTCATCTCTACGTTAAAACCAATGCAAACGCCATGATTTCCGTTGCATGATTGAGTGCCATCGTCATAACCAATAGATGTTATTTCATCGCCACGAATGTCACCAACGGTCAAATTCACACCAATTGCAAATGAGTTATCCGCCAGCGGATCAATCGTGCTGCTCATTGTCGGGTCTATGCCGAAGCTGTTCGTACCGCCGGAGCTATAAGCCGCGAAGCCAGTGACATTTATTAAATCAACAATATCCTGCACTTCAATATAACCGGGAGATGAACTTGAAGACGTATCTACAGGCAATCGATATGTGCCCACTGCTGGTGCCCTATCCGTTGCGCCCCAGATTGACACCGCCATTGCTATAGTCGGGATAGCGACAAAGCATAAAACCCCAAAGATTAAAGTCAGTATATTTCTCAAGGTGCGCTCCATTCTACGTTTGTACCATCGCCCCACGTAAAGCCTGTACCATCACCGGAAGTAACCGCCGCAGGGGAGACTGTATTTTGCCCTGCAAACAACAAAGGCATTTTTGTTAAATAATAACTCATGCTTCCTGCGCCACGCCAGTGACGTCCCATTTTGTATCTGTTGAGTTGTAAATCATGCCAACATACAGCGTTTTGTTTATAACGGTAGTGGTTGGCAGTGTTACGCCTATGGCCCGATAAATGGCATTCCATGCAAGTGCTCTTGCCGTGCCGTTGTCCTTGATCCTGATCATGAGCGCCTGTCCTTGAACTGGCGTACCAGTGGGGGCACCGAAGGTTGCACCAGCAGCTTGGGCCGTCACGGTGTATAAATCGTCAGTGTCGGCATTCGGCGTAGGCGTTGCAGATGATGCAGTCGTCGATACGCGTGGTAAAAGCCTTGTTGTCAGTGTGCCCGTAATCGTCGTATCACCACCGCTAGGCGTGATAGTCAAATCTCCAGAAGACGACACAAGGAAATCAGCATAGTTAGCTGCGCTGCCGTCGGCGTCATTATAGGTCAAGCGTAAGCAGTTACCGGACGCTTCGTTTATTTCCAAGCCGCGCCCCGGTGCACTGGTATTTATCCCAACCCGGCTGTTCGTGGAGTCCGTATAAAACAGGTGGGTTGCAGTATCGCCTTCAATCCTGAAATCCGTATCCGTGCCACTTTCATTAAACACAATCTCTGTCGTCGCAAGCTCAGGATCGAACACCATATTGGTGCCGGTGTAATAGATCGAGAAATCCTCGCCCGTGCCGAAATAAGTTTTCTGGGAGTCTAAGGCAAGTAAATGTTTGGTTGCGGTAGACGTCTCTTCCATTTTGATGCCGTAATTAACGCTAGCGCCATTTGAAGCAGCGATAACAATTGCATCATTTTCTAACGCAGTGCCTTGAGCAGCAAAGGAGGCGCTGATATGTTTAGTCGTCCCTGATGTGCCTAAATTCCCAGAAGATGTAACGGTCAAGCCACGATAATAAGCTGACGCACCAGCCGCAATGGTTGCATTTCCACCAACGCTATATAGCAACCCGTAACTAGTGATGGTTCCAACATTAGCCGTTCCAGTGTAGTTCACCGAACCGTTGATACCAGTATATGTCGCCCCCAAAGAAGAACTTGAAGTAACATCGGTTGCCGTAATATCAGCCTTAATAGCTCTTACAGAGAGGCTACCACCCGTAATTGTTCCGCTGGTGGTAATGGCGAACGTGTTGGGGTTTGCACTTCTAAACCCGGAAGTGATGGCGGTCGTTAGGGTTTTTAACTGTGCAATGTCTGAGATAGTTGTAGTAGTAATCGTTTCTGTACTGGCAATATCTAATTTGGCGACAGGAGCTGTTTTACCTATTCCAATTAAACCACTATTTAAAATTGTCATAGCCTCGGTCGCGCCATTATTGCCAACGAGGAAGTGCATATCAGCGCCGCTTGCGCCGACGCCAGACGTGGTCTGGAATGACAGATCAGCAGTCGTGCCAGTGCCGCCTGTAATCTTAAACCCTGCGGCTGGGCCTGTGATATTCCCGCTGTCATCGATTAACAAAGAAGATGTTTGAACAGTAGCTCCGCCAGTCCCGTCTGCCCTGATAATAGCGTTGTCAGTAGCGCCGGATGAGCCGCCAATCTTGGCGTTAAGCTGCGTTTGAATGGCAGACGTGACACCCTTAACATAAGATAATTCAGTTAATGACGGATAAGTTGCAGTAGAAAGGCTGGTTAATGTTTTTGAAGCGCCGAAGCTTGCAATCGTATCCGCTGTTGCGCCGTCAAAATTCCACCCGCCATAGGCCGTAGCATTAACCCCGCTACCATTGCCGATATGAAGAACATCACCGCCTGAATTGCTCTCAAGAATAAGCCCGGCGGAAGTGGTGGCCTGTATAGTTCCTGCGGTAGCTACGCCAGTTATTGCCGGGCTAGCAAGAACATGCGTCTTGATCTGTAATGCAGTGACAGACACGTCAACTATGTCGACATCCTGCCTTGAGATGAACAGGTCTGTATCGATTATGGCATCGCCAGAGGCTAAATCGCGTATGTCTGTATCAGGCATCTGTCACCACATAGCGCATAGTGTGCGCATCATCGAAGAAATAGCTCATTGTCTTGGCATCGTCTGAGTAATAGCCATTGGCCGCGGCATTGAAGGCGTTTAACATTGGATGCCCTCGACGTCTGCGGAATACGGCCATTAACCACCGACCACAGCCTTAAACTTGGCCTGCGTTGCGGCCCATTCTTTTTCAGCAGCCTTAAGCGATGTCTGAATGCCGGAAAGGTTCTCCAGAGCAGCCTTTGCGTCCGCCGTGGCTTTTACCTCAATGGCTTTTTGCTTGGTGGCTTCCGCTGTGGCCGCGTCGATTTTTGACTTAGCTTCTAGTTCTGCCCTCTCAATAATAGTTAACGCCTTAACCTTTGCGGCTTCCTCGATTTCAGTGGCCTTTTTCTCGGCGGTGCTGATTTTTTCCTTCAGCTTTGACACTTCAGACAAAAGCGCATCGCGGTCTTTTCCGAGGCCAGCTACGGTCTTGCCGAGGTCTTCAGTCGCCTGAGACAAAGATTTAACCTGTCGCAAAGCGTCATCCGCATCTTTATAAGCCTTGTATTTAACAAGGCCGTCGTTGACAATTTTTTCTAGTTCATTGATTTTCATTGGCTAATCCTCGCTGCGCAAATAAGAACATCCAGATCAGGGCTTGTGCCGAGTGTGCATTTTGGCCTAATCCAGCGGTAATTCTGAAGTATCTGGGCGCCGAGCTTCGCAGTCGCAGCGATGTCGGTTTCCGTTGTATCGGTTAGCGTGTGCCAGTCGGCATCAGTTGTCAGGACCGGATTCCAGACATTAGACCCCTGCATTGTGATAACCCCAGTTGAGCCGAAGTTACCCAGAATTGACAGGGTTTTGTCAGAATGGTTAGGAAGCTCCCACGGCTGACCGTAGTCGTTTGTTGTCAAACCTTCCCATTTAACGTGCTGGACGTTGCCTTTGTTTTCGGTCTGTAGTGGTACGGTAGCCATATTATCTCCTAGTCGTTAAGCTTGAATGATGTGAATTCGTCTTTGCTGTAGCCCTCTTCAATCCCGGCCCTGATGTCTTCAAAGGCTTCCTTACCTGAAGCAACGCCGCCCGTATTGTGGCTGTTGATTGAAAAACCAGCGAGAATAACAATGAAAATAGCATGCATGGTCTAGTCTCCTTTAGGGTTTGCGGCCTTGATGGCGGCACGCTCAGTTTTTACTTCATCAATACCGCGCTCAAGAATGTCGTCCAGCAATGCAAAGGCATCCGGCCATTTCTCCGCTAATGCATTTTGGCGTTTTTCAATCTTGTCTCTTGTGGATTTCGCTATTACGAAAGCACCCTCTTCAGCTTGACGGTCTGCAATCTCTTGCGCCGTCATAGGGATAATTTCGCCGTTTACAAGTTTGTTATAGGTCATGCTGCGCTCGCTAATCCGTAGAGTGTTATCGTTCCAGATGTGATGTTGCCCGTGGAGAACATAATCCTGAAACCATTCAAGGGGCCTCCGGTATTAGCGAAGGCCATTCCATTAATGTTTTCCCCGGCGTTGCCACTGTTCACATGGGCCGTGTCGTATTTAAAAACACGGTTTCCTGCGCCTTGCGTATCGTAACCTACGATGATCCCGCTAGCGCCGTTGTCTGCGTTGTTTTTCGCAGCAAAAGCCAAAACAATTTGAGCCGCCCCTGTACTGTTGAACCCTGTAACCGTTGTGCCGGATGTTAGCCTTTGTGTGCCGCCGTAATCATATTCGCCTGCTCCTGATTCCCATGTTGACCCACCATCATCAGAAACGCGCATCCATAAATCAGCTCCATCAGACGCAGGGCGCAAGCTTGTTAACACAAGCGCATAGGCCCTGTAAGTGCTGTCAATAACAACCCCGCCCGATCCGTTCACGAAATCCACAGTCGCAACAGCGGAAGCCGTCACCGTCTTGATCGGAACCCAGCCGGATGCAGTTGATGCTATCGCCTCAAACGCCGCGCCGCCCGCACCATCAGCAGTCAGCACATAACCATCCGTTGCTGAACCTGAACCGAATATAGCAACGTCAATCGTCGCTGGATCGTCATACGTCAAAGCATCCGCGCCCGAGGTATCAAGAAACAGGATTTTGTCATCCCCGACCATCGTACCAGAAGACGCACCTGAAACCGTACCAGTCGGGCCTTGAGAGCCGACATCGCCAGTTCTTGCGTTTTGCAGATAACAAACATCCGCCGCCGTAAAAGTCCCATTGCTGGCAACATGGCTGACCGTAATTTGCAGCCAGCCCGTGTTATCAGTGACCGCAGCCGTAATATTATAAAGCGCGAAAGTCGCAGGCGTGCCGGACTTCGTAATTTTGAGCTGGCCCTTGTTTGTCGAGCCGGAACCACCCCATGCCGCAATGCCATCAGAAACATCAGGGTTGCCAGTAACCGAGCTTAGCGCGTCGACCGCAATTGCGGTGACACTGGCCAGCGTGGCATTGTTAAGCCTGAAGTCACCTGTGCCGGGATCGGCCATAGATGTTGAGCTGTCAAAGGTGAATTGGTACGCAACCGCGTTAACAGCCGCTTCAGCGCCAGCCTGAGCAGCGATAGCCGCATCAGCCGCCGTTTGAGCCGCACCAGCAGCCCCAATCAACGTATAAGGCGCGAATACGAAAATATTGCCCGTACCGCTTGCAGGGGGCTTGATGAAAATCAGCTCGTCACCGTCCAGCGTATAATCGCCCGGATTGCGGATTGTCAAACCGCCGACATCCCGAACGGATACGTTGTCGAGGGTTCCTGTAAAACCTGAGGTTCCGAAGCTAATTGTCTGAGTTGAACCAGCAATTATCTCTTCAGAATATGTACCGGAGGCGCTTCTTGCCGTTCCTGCCGTACCGCCTAGGCTAGGCGTAATAGAGCCCGCCGACCGCGTAACCGTGTACTTAACAAGGTACGTTTTCCCTTGAATTATCGTAATACCCGCAGATTGCTCAAGGGCTGTGGAAATAGCACCTGTAGCAGTCGCAACGCCAGCCGCAATGGTCCAGCCCGAACCTTTAGTCCAGCCCGTATCGCCCACAAACGTGCCATTTGTGGAATATTCCAGCTCGGAAAACACCATCAGGGACTTTTCGTCATTGCCCAGATTGTCAGTGAGGGTAAACGTATCCTCGACAGCATCACCTGAAAATGACTGAAAGAAACCTTGGTTTGTCTCAGTGTAGGCCGTAAACGATGTTATGTTATCTCTAGTCCCGTCAGCTACCGGGGTATCAGTGGAATCATGCAGGACAAACTTGTAAGACCCGTCAAGAAAGATGCAGCCGCCGACATCAGGGCGGCCAGAGGCATCGAGAATAATTGGGTTTGGGTGGGAAACGTCACCAGCTGAAGTCGTATATGTAGCCTTCGGAGTGGTCGTACCAGCCGCATAGGTATACAGCTTTCCATACGCTAACGGGTCGCCCGAATCGTCGAAAAACTGCTGATAGTGTTGCACATAGAGTACTGCCATATGAAAACTTTCGTTTTATATGCCACCATGCAAACACGGTATCGGCGTGAGATACGGTATATTACCGTATTTATTCAGCGTTGGCTAGACTTGCTGCACCTAAAGCACCAAGGGATTTTGCCAATGGTGATGACGCAGCAGAGCCGCCGGGGATTCCTTTTGTAAAATAAACCTGACCAGCTTTAGAATTTAGGAAGGCCTGAACAGCTTTAGGGCCGCCAAGCGCAAGAACGGCTGCGAGGGCCGCTGTTTCAGGGTCTTGTGTGGCACCATAAGTAGCCCCGCCAACCCCGAGGCCGCCAACCCCGCCAGTCATTAGGTTCTGGTAGAATAGCCGCTGAGCAGTTCCGCTATCAGGTACTGTATCAGCCAGCACCCCACGACCAGCCCGAGCAATATCATAAAGTTCTCCATATCCCGCCTGTCCTTTTGTTTTGTTTGCGGTTTCTACAGCCCTTAAGAGGGCAGCCGGGGACAATATCCCCTCTAAGCTATCTCTACTAACACTTGTTGATGCTTTTTGTATAGATTTATAATTAGCGTATTGTTTACGTAATTCTTTCCAAGCCCCCTGCTTATCGGCTGGCAATGACCTTTCGGCGGCATCATCTAGCGCATTCCGTAAATCCTTAAGAACTCCCGCGGTATAAGTATCCGTAGCCGACAATGAACGCGATTGTTGCGTCATGGCCGATCTGGCTTTTTGGTATGCTTCGCCTGTCAATTTGCCGCCGCTTTGCACAATATCGCGCATATATTTTTGCACAATCGGCTTAACGGTTGTCGGTAGCGCTTCTAATTGATCTGAGGCTATTTCTGCTACTTTATCTAAAACTGGCTGGTCAATATTAACGACTTGCCCAGACATAAGGTCTTTATATCGCTGACTAAAAGTATCCTCGACAACACGCTTAACCTCTGGTGTCACTTCGTCACCTTTTGCCCCTGCAAATTTTAAAGCCTCACCTGTGAATTTCCTAAGTTGCGATTCAGCTTTCTTGCGAGCGGCTCCAGCGGTGAGCGGGAGCTTTGAAAGAACGGCATCTATAGTTTCCAATGCAGTATTTCCCGTAAGCTGGCCCGGTGTTAAATCTGTTATTCCGGCTTTCTTGAGAGTGGCAACAAACCCTTTACGGGCCGCGCTGATACTTTCATCTGCTATAGGCTTAAGCACTTTACCAACACTACCGACCACACCAGCGCCTACAGCACCAGGCAACGCACCTGACAAATCGCCTTCTGTAATGGCTGTAGATGTAGCGCCTTGAATTGCTCCAGCAGCAGGGACGCCAAGCAAGCCTTTTGAGGTGCCAATGGATTTTGCAAGCCCGGAAATAGCCTTACCAGCAACCGGGATTTTAGAAAGGGCCGGGGCCGCCGCCCCTATTCCACGCGTTACAGCCGTGGCCGGGGCTAAAGTAGCGGCAATATTACCAATAGCCTGACCGCCGCCAAAGGAAAGCGGGTTTTGTTGTTTTGCCTGTTCGCCACGACCAGCCAATGATAAATCAGCAGCCTCTCCCATGGCATCTTGAAAGGTCAAATCAGGAGACATAGCAGAAGCATACATTGCTGCTATGGCATCCCTTGGCTGCTGGGCTAGGCTGTAAAGAGCGCCGCGCCCAAAGCTTTCAGTTTTTGTAATTCTTTTATCCTTAACAAAGCCGGGTGGTAATCCGTTTTGAGTAGGGGCATCTTTTACGAAACCAGGAGGCAGCCCAGCCATTATAACTTCCTCCATTTGCCTTTAGTAAAAATCATGCGCGTCCCGTCAGGGCCTGTTGCGGTATCACCCTCTTTGTCATCTGACACTGGCTGTTCAGGTAATGTCTGGTATTGGTTGCCGCCTAATTCCTGCGCCCTTTGCTCCACAGCCGCGCGGGATGCCGCCATAGGGTCAAGCTGTTTTTGTCTATTCGTTATATTGCCGCCCAATGCTTCAATTTGCTGCGCCCTGCTTGGTTTGGATGCCTCAATATCAAATATTCTATCAAGTGTGGCTTGAAAATCCTTATCTGTTGGGTTAACACCCAGTTGTTTTGCTAATGGTGCAGCAAGCTCTAAGCGTCTTTGCTTCATAAGGTCTACCGCAGCCTCTTCGGGGCTTGTACCCGGTATCAATCTACGCATCCACTGGGTTTTACCAGCATAAGGAATTGTCGGGCTTTGATCATTTAGTTCTCGCAGGCTGTCTACGGCTGGTAGAATTTTTTCGTTTGTGTCATATTCATCCTGTCGTTTCGCTGCTCTGGCTGCGGCATTAGTGGCAGTATTTGTCGCATCAGCAATGGGGCCTGCATATCGCAACTCTTGCGCCTGTCTTTGCTGAGCCTCACCACCTGCAATCAATGGATCATATTGCAAGTCACTCGCGTTCTGGGCTTGTGCTTCGTATGCTCTTTTCGTTCCTGCAATGGAGCCTACTGCATCGCCGTATCCCGTCATGGCTACAGGATTGCCGTTTTGATCGTAAACTACACCTTTGTCGAAACTTTTTGCTGCAAGAGCAATATCATTCATGCGCTGGGTATCGCCAGAAGCCCTAGCTTGCGCGTAGGCATCGGCAATCTGCAAAGCAGCTGGCAAATTCCCACCTGACTGAGCTTTCATCAAATCAGCCTGCGCTAATTGTTTTTTTATCTCAAACTCTTCTTGCAATCTTTGATAATCACCAATCGAGTTAACACCCTTGCGGATCATTTGATAATCAGAAGCCATTTCTCATCCCCATCAGGGCTTGACGCAGCCCGCTAATTTGTTGTCCGAACGGGTCAATCCCCTGTTGCGGCATTTGCTGCCCCATCATGGGCATCTGGCCCATGGGCTGCTGCCCCTGTATCATAGGAGAAATCACACCGTTACCCGCTAGAATATTCCGTATCATCCGAACAATCCCGACAAAATAGCCGCAATGGTTTTATTCTTGCTGTCAGCCTTCGCAAGAGCGCTTGCGCCCTGTACGTTGCCTTGATTCTGGTAAATATCACCCAAAGCACCCGCAGATTGAAGGCCCTGATTACCCAAGCCTGCAAGTTGGCTATTTTGCGCCAGCCAGCGGTTATAAGCATCACCGTATTCCGTTGCTGCCAAGCCCTGAGCGCGGTCCTGAGCCGCTTTAATAGCCGCCCCCGATTGCGTCATGCCCGTAGATGAAAGCGAACGGTCCAGAGCCTTCTGGCTTTCACCAAGGCGGAACTGATAACCCGGATCCGACGCTAAATCACCGGGATTGAACCCAGAGGCAAGATTGCCACTTAAAGCCTGTTGAGCGCTCAAGCCCATCTGCTGATATGGCTGAAGGCCTAAAGCCGCCCTGTCACCGCTTGCCAAGGCCCTTTTAGTGGCCTCGTCAATGGCTTTGTTTTCCGTATAACCGCCATAAATAGACGCGATTGGTGAGATGTATGATTTCACGTTGCTAAGCCCTCCTAGGCTGCCACCAGATGTTGAACCGTTAGGGAAAAGATCACCAAGGCCGGGAATATTGCGCGTGGCAGAGCCGACAATACCGCTGCCTTGTGTCGGACCTTGCGCACCGAACACGCCAGAAGCCTCGTCAAGTGGTGTTCCTGCTGGGGAACCCAAACCACCGCCCGAGACATAACCGCCAGCGCCGCCCAGAACACCGCCCAAAAGGGCCGTTTTTGCGTCTTCATTAGCCAATCCGCCAGAAGCGCCAGTCAACGCACCAGTAAACGCTGATTTACCAGCGTTGGATGCAATACCCAAGCCACCAGCCAGCGCGTTGCCATAGCCACCAGTTAGGCCACCCAGAGCGCCGCCTTTGAGGGCGCTGCCGATATCGCCGCCGGAAGTAAAGCCGCCGATAGCACCCTTTACAGCGCCGCTTAGGCCTTGTTTTAGGGCAAAATTGCCCAGAAGAGAGCCCGTATTGCCAGCGCTAACGCCAGTCATACCAGCGCCGCTTAGAAGACTAGGCGCAAGAGCCGCACTTCCTAAGAACCCAGCCCCGAGCGCAATCCCTGCCGGGACAACCTTGCGCATTAAACCACCGACACCGCTGCTTTCTTCTTTTGCACGGAGTCTTTTTACTTCCTCATCACGTGCAGCATAAACCTGATCAGATATGTTTCCATATGTGGGGGAAATCAAATTTCCGGTTAGTGTCGTGTTAAGGTCACCAGTTACATTATTGGGGTCCAATACAGGGTTTGCGCCAGCTGTGCGCTCAAGGTTCTGAATTGTGTTTGCCAGCGTCCTTTGATTAAATCCTTGGCGCGCCATCTCAGCAGGGTCGTTTAACAGCGCCTTGGTTTTTTGAAGGCTTGCCGACGTATTATTGCTGTTTGCGTTATAATCAGCGACAACCCGATCCCAAAGCGAGCGCGGCAACGTGATGGGGTTTGAACCAGCAGAATTTACCGTTACGCTGTCAGCCCCTACAGACGTGGTATATCTCGGTATTTGTGCCATTATCTCGCCACTCCTATTCCTACAATTGTCACTGGTACAGTCACCGCCGACCATGCGGGCGTGTAAATTCTGTTAGTCGAGGCCACAATATGCCCGACAGCTCCAGCGCCGCCAGACACCGAAAAACAGGCTGAATCCGATTGGAAAGTCAGCGGGAAATTATCAATATAAGTAACCCCAGCTGTGGATGTGGTGCTTGTCGCCGGGTCTACAACAACAGTAAAAAAGCAAAACTGTTGATTAATACGGTAATATCTGCCGGAAAGATCGGGCGTGCCGACCGTGGTTAAGCTCTGGAAAGTAGGCGTAAACGAGCTACCAGCATCGCCCTCAAAAAGGGCGTTGAAATACAAAATCCATGGTAATTTAGGCAGGCCGTTTTGCTCTGCCAAAACTTCATTGATCGGTGGCGGGTCAACACTCATGTCAGATACGATCCTATAATCGCCACCTTAACCGGATCAGTAACCCTAATTCTAAAGGTCATCTGCTCAGCAATGCCGAGGCGACGAAATGCAATTTTTTTCTGATATTGGCCCACGGCTCCGATGGAACCTGTATAGGCATCTGACCATGTCCTGCCACCGTCTTTAGAGAGGGTTAGCGAAACAAGGGGGTCTGAACCCTGACCGGATTGCAGGCCTACGCCTGATTCAAATCCGATTTCCAGAGCATTATAGCGTATTCTTTTGCCCTCGTCACTAAGATGTGTGTAGGTTCTTTCGCGGCATAATGCAGAACCGCCATCATCGTAATAATCCAAAGATTGCTCGTAAATCTTGCCGTTTCGCCTGTCTCCTACTAGATGCTTGTTAAACGCAAACATATGAGAAGACGCCAAGTCAGGCTCAAATACCCCGTCCCCATTCAAATACGCTCGCTCATGCCATAACTGGGTAACAAGGTCATAAACCAGTGTTGTAGATAGGCCACCACCCGTAAGGACGTAAAACGTGTTTCCCTCTTCTTGATAAGAATGGGCCGTAATATTTTCCGGGTCCGTAGCTTGCTGGATGATTAGCTCAATGGGCGTTGTGGATATGCGAACAGGCGAAAAGCCCTGAGCTTTGTAAACAAGACCTTGGCCGAATTTGTCGCGCCCTACCCAGATAACCGAGTTATCAATCTCAACCGCGCTAAACGGCGAAAGTATACCAGTCTGTAATTTAGCACCGGAAATTCTGCGGAACGGAAACAGCGAATCCCCGGTATTTGTCCATACTTCTGTGGTTTCAGAGCCGAATAACCACGCCTGACCGATAGCATTTACAACGGCAATCAGGTTGTCCGGTGAACTCTCAGCAGTCGCAAAATCAAGCGCATCCCATGATTCGCCGTCATTCAAAGCTGAGATATAAAACCTGCCGCTGTCATTTTCATTGACCATGAAATAGCCGTCAATAAACGCCACCATCCCGACACTTAAGGGAAAATCCGGGTCCGTAACTTTATTGAAAGTATTGCTATCATATGTTAAAATATAGAGTTTTTCTCCATCGCAAATTGCCAACTGAGTACCGTTTTCAGTAATCGTTACATGGCCATTTGATGAATCCAGAGTGCCTAAATTCGTCTCATTTCCGGATGAATCAATCTCATACAAATTAGCACCGGACACGACAAAAGCCCTGCCGTTTGTAGCTGAAAACGCGTCTCTAATCGGGCCTAGCCCGGCTGTGGCAAATAATGCCTTCCCCGGCGTGCCATACAGTGCGGCAACTTCCTTGCCCATTTCATCTAGGACAGGGAATAGATTGATAGACCTTTGCGCGTCGAAAGGCAATGAACGCTGCACATAGCTAGGCCCTGTCAATCCTATCTTCATCTTGTCCAGCCATTGTAGACATTACCAGCAGTCGCCAACCCGACATCCCATTCCATGGATTTTGCATTCATAATAGCCCGGCGAATCTCGCCCTTGCTCTCATCGGCAATCATCTTGATTTCCTGAGTAAGTGGTTGACCGTATTCAGGGCCTAACTCCATAGCAAGATTGTAAATCAGCATTCTGCGCCAGCCGGGCGGTAGAGAAACAGTCTGATTGATCGTGAATTCGGAAAGCTGCTTTTCGCTCAAGATATAAAGCGTGTCAGCCGCGGCAGGAACGGGGTACAGATTAATCACACCAAGCGGATAGGCGTTTGTGTAGTTCAAAAACTGCGGGATCGAGCTAATGCTTTTCATCGGGATCGACGCATATTGCTCGTCGTTCACAATATCAACATAGTAATCAATCGTTCCAGAGCGGACATACGCAGTGATTATCTTAATCGGCCTGACCGTGTTGAAAGTACCGCTAGCCCCTATCGTATAACTTGCCGTACCGCCAGCCAGTGTAAAGTTTTCCAGCGTCCGGGCATAAACCACCATGCTATCATTGGACATGCTCGCCAATAAATCGTTGAGCATTTCTAGCCCATCGGTTGCTTCATCCGTAGACGGGTTTTCCGACTTCGTTAAAACACCCGCTTTTCTCATAGCAGATTTAATTATGCCCAGCGCTGTACTCATTTAGATTTTGCCTCTTCAATCAGCTCAGTAAGCTTTGCAACTCCTGTCTTGTGATGAACGCTCAAGCCAAGGGCTTCAGCTTCAGCACGGAGCTCGGCAAGCTTATCATCAGCAACAACAGGGATAGCCTCAGCAGGTTTTTTATTCCCGCTGCCTTCAGCCTCCCATCCCTCATGCACAAGCATAGGAATAAGCGAGCTTTCAGGGCTAAGAAACTTTACGCCCTCACCTTTTGTCAGCTTTATCATTATGCAATCTTTCTGAATTCCATGAATGAACCAACCTCAACGGTCGTGTCATCAGCATGAGATGCGTTTTGTGCAGCTTGGAACTGAAGAGTTCCCGCAGTGGAAACCACCAAAGTACCGTCAACCTCAACACCAGTGTACGCAGTTGTAGCCGCGACCAAAGAGGCCGCGTCTGTCGCTGTCGTAAAGCTGGTCGTAGCAATTGCCGAGGCTGTGTAAGCCTTGGTTCTTGCAGAGATCGATGTCAGCATGCTTGCGGTGCCGAACTTCAGACCGCACTTAAAGCCGCTGTTTGCCGTAGCGGTAACGCGCAGGACAATGCGGAAAGCATAAGTGCCGGGTTGGAGAGTTTCGGTCACCATACCAGTAACATTCGTCAATGTCGTTCCCGTGCCAGACGAATCAGCAAGAAACTGCGCAGAGCAATAACCAACGTCATAAAAATTCTCGTTAATTACTTCCCGCGTATCAGCAGCTAGCGCGCCTTCGTATAAAACCTTATTCTTAGCCATGTTAAAACCTTTCGATGTTAAAAGAAGAAGGAGGGGGTTTTGATGCCCCCTCCAAATTATTTAGGCTGTGATCCTTACGGCCCATTCAGGACGTACCGCAGCGATACCGCCGAGGAAGTCAAGGCGCATAATCAGCTTGTCAGTCAGAACGTCGTAGTCGCGAATTACGCGGAGCGTAAAGCCATCGACCGTCTTCTGAGCTGCCATATCCGTACCATCAGGCTTAACCAGAGGGACCGATACCATGCGGAATGCCGACTTGTGGTAGGCAATATTCTGCACGTAAGCAGTCGAAGCCGCACCAACCGGAGTAATAGCCGCACCATCAACCGGGAAGGCTGAGATGTTTTGCAGGCCATTGGATGCCGAGGTGTAGAAGGCAGGGGACACGCTCAAAGTCGCGTAACCCGAACCATCAGCAGTCGCATCAGCCGTGACAACGAACTGTTGCAGATAACCAAGGTCTGTCTTGGTGATCGGATGAACAGCGTTAACAGAACCAATCGTAAACACTGTGCCTTTCTTAACAGTCCCGGTTGTCGTCGTCAGGCCTTCGACCACCAGAGTGGCTTGGCCTTCAGTAGAAACCGTTGTGCGGACTTCAAACACTACGTCATTGCCGTTTGTGTGGGTTGGCAGAAGGTTGTTTGACAGGAAGTCAAAGCCCATTGCTGTTCCCATGCGGCCCTTGATGTACTGCTGAGCAACCTTAACATCGGCATTAAACAGGCCTTTGTTAGCGTTAACAGCCGAGCGCTGCGCTGCTGGGTTCAGCAGAACATAGCGGTTGTCGAGGTCAGGACATGCAAATTCGTCAATTTTCTGACCAGCGGACAAGATCGTGTCCATGTCAAAAACAGTCGAACCAGCAGAACCAACGCTGTTATAAGTCGCATCCATGGCTTTATCGAGGAAAGAAGCCTCAATCTTTTGCGCCATTTCAGAAACAGCAGGGTCAAGAATACGCTTAGCCCATGATTTCAGTGAAGCTTCTGTCGCGATTTCAGCAGAGGTCAAGGCAATACCAGTTACGCGGCGCTCATCGAGCGTCAGTGCAACTTTCTCCTCTTTTACGTCCTGAATTGCAGAGGTAATATCTGCGTTTGTGCCAGAGATAAAACGGGCGTTCTTGCTGATGTAGATCGTGTCGCCAGCTTGATAGCCATTCTTGCCGTCATAATCAGACTCATCGGCCTGATCGATAGTTTTTGCAAACTGAACTTTATCAGCAAGCATTTTTGCAGCCAGAGAGGCCACAACGCCGGGGGCGTTTTTTAGTGTATTTAATGTATTAGACATTTTTTAGTCCCTTTATGTGTTGAGCCACTTCATAAGCTCATCTGGTGAGCGTTGTTCTAGCGGCCTGTTTGACGATTTACCCGCACCCTTCAGAGGTCCGATAGGTTGCGGCGCTTGTTTGGGTGGTTTTGCGGATTGCTGTAAATACTGCTGTCCGCGAATTTCTGCCTGAACAAGATGTGCAGCGGCAATGTGCGGCGGCATAAAGTAAAGGTCTTGTAACCTTCCCTCTTTTGCCAGTGCGTAAGTCGCAGCGGGGGCGTTATCAATCTCAAACATCAAAGCCCCGATATGTGGGGGCATACTTTGAATGACTTGCGCGTTTTGCGTGATAACTGCCTTAACGTCAGGATTGCTAGAAAGCAATTCTGTCATTGTATCCTCTATGACTTGCGCTTGTTGCTGTCTGACCATAGCTTGCTGATTTTGCAAATAGGCTAGCTGCTGTTGCTGCGCTTGTTCCTGTAGTTTTTGGTCAAGGTTATAAGTTTGCTTTGCATCAACCCAATCAAGAACACTGTCGAACTTATCCATTTCTGGAGCCTCGGCCTTGTTCTGCTGGCTTGTCAGCTTTTGCATTTCGGCTTCTAATGCACGAATACGAGCGCGCTGATTGTCGATGTATCGATTCTTCTTGTTCAACGCCTTCTTGATCGTTTTCATTTCCTTGTCGATTTCACCACCATCATCCGCGCCATCCTCGGCATCGGCTTCAGTGGCTTTGTCTTCGGAAACATCTTCACTAGTTTCATCGGCGGCATCCTCGACAACCGGGGTATCTTTTACCTCGACATCCATACCAACGATTTCATTTTCGTCTTGCATCATTTCACCTTGGGTTAGTAACCGCTTGATTGCGGTATCTCTGTTTGAGCAGCGTTAAGCTGCTGGGATGCGCTAAAAAGCGCCTCCTGTTCTTTGAGGTCCAGCTCACGGTTCTTAAGGGCGAGTTCCGCCTGTTTAATTTCCATCTCTGTTCTGACCTTAAATTCTTCCAATTGAAGCTTGGCAATCTCGATTGCGTTCTTATTCTCATCTCCTTGCGCTTTAACAACCTCGGACTGCGCCTTGATTTGTAGCTCGCCCTGCTTGTTATCAAGCTGCTGCTGTGTAGCCTGCATTTCGGTTTGCATCTGTTGCATGGCCATTTTGAGCTGCTGGTTTTCTTGCTCTAGCGCTGCTGTGGCAGGGTCTTTCTCGCCCTCTTCATCAAGAATATGCGGCGGGATTATTTTCTTCATGCGCTCTGACAAGGCCTGCGCACCGGGGAAGTCCATGTATTTAAACATCAGGTCGCCCGCAACTTCCATAAGCTGCGGCTGTGACTGGATGACCTGCTGGAAGAAGTCTGCTGCCTCTTCGCGCATCGTTGCGAAGCTCGCACCTGTCGTTACCCTGACATTGTATTGACCTTGAGTGAGATAGAACGGGCGCTCCTGACCTTCAGCCATCGCGCCGTTAATCCCGACCTCTTCGCTTGCGTCCTCTTTGCCTATTACACGCACGATCTCAGGCTTAGAATGAATGTCTGGAATAGCGGACACCAAAAGCCTACCCGCTTGAGTGATCGAGCGCACAAGGTTATCACCAAAGTGATAAATCGCTCGGTCGCCTTCCATCTTGCGCTGCTGAATAGCAACGCCTGAAGTCTCATTGCCACGCTGGCCGATGAACGCGTTGTACAACCCCATCGTGGATTTAATGTCATCCGCTGCGCGTTGCATTGCGTTGACGATCCCGGCTGGAATTTGCGGGCCGGGGTTAAGCTGTGGGGGCGGTGCTTGATTGCCCTTTGAATCCGTCTGGTCGTACCGCAGGACGATTGCATTGTCAGGGTCCTTGTAATCAGCGGCGTAGTTCTCAGTCGTACCGCCGACCGCGATAATCGTGGCCTTTGGAGCCTTAAGCAGCAATTCAGCCTCAGTGGAGGCCCAGATATTATACCTGCGCTGCGGGTCTTTTGCCTTGCGAATGAGTGAATGAATTCTACGCTCGCCATCAATCCACGCCTCTTCACCGTAAACAGGAATGAGCGGGATATATTTACCGGGGAATGTTGTTTCCTTCAGCGTGTCAGCACCGGAAAGATGATAGCGGCGAACAATCCTGCGCTTGCCGTCACGAACCGATACAGCTTCTATCCCGTCCTGCATTTCTACGATAGAACCATCAGCAAGCTGGGCAATTTGTACAGTTTCTTCTTCTACCTTGAAATATTCGCAAATCGTTATCTGGTCTTCTTTCTTCTCCAGTACAATCTTTTTGCCATCGTCAAAAGAAACCGGGTCTGCGTCTGGATATCTGCTTTTGAATTCGTCAAGGCTGATCTGCTCTAGAACATACGCGCACATAGCATCTGATCCATCAGGGGCAACGCTGTTGGGATCGAGGTAAACCGAGAGAGGATTGACAACGCGCTCTATGTAAAGCTCTTGCTCGAAGCTCAGATCATCTTTGTATCTATGGTCAATACGGAAAAACCCGATAGAGCATTTAATCGCCGAATTCACCGCATAGTCATAAGCATCATCTGCGTTGCAGGTTTGCTCGATGTCTCTAATCAATCCTTGATAGATTTCAGCGGTTTCTAAATCTGCACCACCTGAATGGGGGATTACGTTAATACTCGGCGTATTCATACGGATGTCGTTTGACACCTGATTAACGAATTGAGTGAGCTGATCGATTGTTAGCGCGGGGCGGTTGCGGCGCTTTCTTAGGGCAAATGCTTTGTCATCCCATTGAGCGCCGGGCTCATCCGACAGAAAACGCAAATCCTCGCGAGCTGGTTCGTATATGGGGGACCAGTACGACTGCGCGGCTTCATAACCTTTTCGTGCGTCTTCTACAATATCTGACAATGCGAACCATTGAGATTTTCGATATTGGCCCGGAAAGGGCATTCGTACAGACGGTATTTACCGAAGGCTTTAAGATATTAACTTAGTTCAATGTTATGGTCAAGCCCAAGGATAGCCAGCGTATCTTCTAATAGAAACATCAAATAAATGCGTGTAGTTAATATTTTCATACTTAACGCAATTATGGAATCGTGAATAGAACGCATATTCATAATTGCGGGCAAACATTATCGGCCCTATATTCTTAATCGGCTGTGTTGTTATCATTTTTACCCTCAACCCACGGGAAAACAAACACAGTATCATCATCAGCTCTGTAAGTGGCCTTGTAAAAAATACAATCACGCTCGATATCATACTCTCTACTTATTTTCATATTATTATCATCAAAGGTAAGGCCGATCTTCTCAACGGCTTCCCTAAGTCTTTCAAGCGCCTCTTTCATGCCATCCATCCTGCATTATGTCCTGTATTTGCGAAGGGGTCGTCCTTGCTCCGTTTTTTGCAATAATCTGCTATTTTCAAGCCCGATCTAATTGCATATCTAAGCGCATCCATCAAGTGATCATTTTCCTTAACAATCCGCCCCTTCTCGTCGCGCCTGTATAGTCTAAATTCCCCTATGGTGGATTGACAAGTCTTAAATACCTTGAGCCTACCAGTAGTTAAGCGCTCATAAACATCAAATATACCAGCCTCGACGGTGTTGTCTGCCAACTGCAATTCCAACCCTTGCTGTCTGTACAGCGCAATTAATTGCTCACCATCCTTTTGCGCCCTACCCCGGGAGGCTGGGTCAATGACGCCCGGGTAATCGCCACGCGCCTTGATAGAAGCTGCATGGACAGCGGGCTCGGCCTGTCCGCGCTTGTAATCATGTGTTAGGTAAACCGTGTCACTCTCAAGATCATGGGCCAGCCACACAGCCGCCGTATTATTCCAGCCCACGTCAAAGCCATACACAACCTTGTAATGACTAGGAATCTTGAACGGGTCTACAATAAAATCTGTTTCTGGAATGGGGTAAATGGCACCACTGCCAAGTTGTGGAATACCCTTAGAACGAGCATCGCGCTGGTATGGAGGAAGCGCAAGCATCAGCTCTGCCTTTTCCTTCTCGCCCAAATGCGGGGCATCATCCCATGTAGCGCGGACAATAGAGCAAATGCCCTTTTCAGCCTTTTCCTGCATGGAAAGGACTGTTTCAGACAGGCCCTTGAGTGGTGTGAATGTGAGTATGACAATACCGCCCGTTGTCATCGTGCGGATTAGATTTTCATTGTGAATTGAAATAGGTGGTTCTTCATCTTCAAGTATTACGTCACGCTCGGTCGCCTGAAACGCCTCGCGTCCTTGGTCATATGACTGGAATTGCAGAATGCTTTCGCCATTAACGTGCTTAATTCGCACCGTATCGATTGCATCAGGAATACCAGACTTAGGGCGCTTTTCAATAATACAATCAAGGGGGATAGTACCCGTTCCTAATGCATTAGGTGCGCCGAGCAGCTTCCTCTGGATCGAATCCCGAACCAGTTTTCCAGTCTCGCCCGATACAAGGACATTGACGGGGCCATCAAACCGCTTGCCGTGCCACCAGTCTGGATATTCGCCAGTAAGCCATACAGCCACAGCGTAAGCGCCTGTTTCTGACTTGCCTGCGCGGTTGGCAGCCATAAAGCATGATTCACGGTATTTACCCGTGTTCTCAATAAACTCCATGTGTTTGATGTAAAGCTCGCGGCGCAAAGGGCCGTAATCAGGAAAGTAGTAATCCTTGCGCCTGTATTTGCGCCTATGCTGTTCCGCTATCAGATCCGCCATCGTTATTTCCGGTAGCGAGGATAGCATTGATTTGGTCATCTGGAATGGCCTTTAGGATTTTGCTCTTGATGTCTGTTACGTCTGCAACCGCCACCGGGTTTTTCTTGTCTCCAGCTAATTCAGTGCGGGCTAGCTTTGGAATACAGAACTCTAGTAAAGCCTCTATTCTCTTAAAGGCCTCCAAAGGGCCGTGGTCCTGCTCGATCATATCAAGCCAGCCCTGAAACTTTTGGGAATTGTCGTCTACAAGTTTTGCCACCACTAGACGAAGCTCTTGATTAGCTTTATTTTGTGATCCCACCTTGCGTCCCATTATTTACCTTCAAAAAAGACAAAACCTCTTCTAGGGACTTAGCCCCTTTCCTTAAATTACATGTTTTGCATAGTAACTGCAAATTATCTTTTGTGTTAAGCCCCCCTTTGGATATAGGGACTATGTGGTCTACGTGCCACCTTCCCAGACGCTTCTCGCATATGCCGCAATTTCCATCTTGGGATTGATATAGTTGCTTTATATCCTCGCCAGTATGTTGACCAGCTCCAAATAAAAGTGCCCTTCTATTTGCTGCGTAAGCATTTATCTTGTGCCTGTTTTTGTCGTTCCATCGTTTTTGTATTTTCTTGACCTTGTCTCTATTGTTAGCGGCCCACTCATTCTTGCGCTTTGTTGCCGCGGCTCCGTCCCTTTTAGCGCGCGCGCGCGCCGCTGCGTTCCTTTTGTCTTTATCCCTAAGATGCCTAGCATTATCAAGGGCGCGAACCTTTTGGGGATTTTCTTGCTGCCACCTCTGAAGCTTAATTTTACCGCAAACTAAACAACTCCTATTACTCGTAAGGCGTTCTGAAATATGGCCGTATTTACAGGGTTTGCCCGTGAAAAACCTTTTCAGGCCGAGATTTTTTGCTTCATGATGGCTAATTATGGGGGGCATCTTATTCATAAAAATGAAAAATATTACAACCGACACCATTGGTGAGGCTCTAGAGCCACTAGTTTTTGGTCAATAATAACAACGGGCTTATCTTTATTAGCCTCGACAAAAGCGTCTATCTCTTCTTGGGTCGTCCTACCCACG